TACTACATCTGGAAGCGTTAAGTATTATCAATACTATCACGTTGGACCTGCTGAACAGATAGGAGCTTTTGGTTGGGGTATATCATTATGGGGTGGTAATATTTTAGGGTCACTAACAACAACTTTAAATGGAGCATTATTAAATGACGCTAATGGTACAGGTGGATCAGGAACTAGTATTACACTTACTAGCACTACAGGTTTTCCATCATCCGGTACAAACTATATTCAAGTAGATAGTGAAGAAATTTCATACACAGGTATAACAGGAAATAATTTAACAGGTATTACAAGAGCTGCACGAGGATCAACAAGAGCTGCACACAGTGATGGTGCAACCGTAACTAATACATCTAGTTGGACTGGATGGGGATCAGCTGCAGCAAACACAGACTCTGTAACAGATCCTGGTCTATGGTCTTTAGATAATTTAGGAAGCACTCTAATTGCTCTAATTCACAATGGTGAGTGTTTCCAATGGGATGGTGATGCAGCTAATGCAACAGCAACACGAGCTACAATTATATCAGGTGCACCAACAGCGTCACGTGATATGTTAGTATCTACACCCGATCGTCACTTAGTATTTTTTGGTACAGAAACAACTATTGGTGACAAGACTACACAAGACGACATGTTTATAAGATTCTCGTCTCAAGAAAATATAAATGACTACACACCAACAGCTGAGAATAGTGCTGGTACACAAAGACTGGCCGCCGGATCACGGATCATGGGTGGTAAGTTAGGTAGAAATGCAATTTACATTTGGACTGATACTTCTTTATTTACTATGCGTTTTGTTGGTACTCCATTTACTTTTGCATTTGAACAAGTTGGTACTAACTGTGGATTAATTGGAATGAATGCAGCAGTTGAAGTTGATGGCGCTGCGTACTGGATGTCTGATAATGGTTTCTTTAGATTTGCTGGTAAGCTAGAATCTATGGACTGTTTAGTTGAAGACTATGTTTATGATGATTTGAATACAACATCTAATCAATTAGTTTATTGTGGTATTAATAACTTGTTTGGTGAAATTACTTGGTTCTATCCAACATCTACATCAAATGTAAATACTAGATCTGTTACATATAGTTATTTAGATTCAACAGCAAAACGACCTATATGGTTTACAAATGCAAGCACGCTTTATCCTAGAACAACTTGGGAAGATTCTGCTGTATTTGGTTTACCACATGCAACAAGATACAATGCAAGTGTTGATACATCTTTTGATGTTCGTGGTAATACAGATGGCACTACAGTTTATTTTGAACATGAAACAGGAGTTAATCAACAAGAAGCAGCTTCAACAGCTGTAGCTATTCCAGCTAATATAACATCAGGAGATTATGATATTACACAAAAAGTTGTTAGAGGAGCTGCAACTAACATGGCTGATCTTAGAGGTGATGGTGAAAACATTATGAGAGTTAGTAGAATTATACCAGATTTTATTGCACAACAAGGAAATGCTATAATACAATTAGATTTAAGAAATTATCCAAATGATACAGCAGCTAGCTCATCACTTGGTCCTTTTACAGTAACAACCAGTACAGATAAAGTAGACACACGTGCTAGAGGAAGAGCTATAGCTCTTACAATATCTAATACAGCAGTAGATACTAGTTGGAAATTAGGAACTTTTAGATTAGATATACAAGCTGGAGGAAGACGATAATGTCAATT